AGAGACCCTAACCTACAAAAGTATCCAAACGAGCGATAAATATAATTGCAAAATGAAAAAAATTTTGCTATAATATGAAAAAAATTTTCCTGGTAAAAAATGACTGAAAAACCCGAGCTAGAAAAAGACGCATATGGTGATATTATAGAACCTCCTGTGTTTGAGGATTCAGAACGTGCGATGAAGGAACTCAAGGAAGATCCAAGATTCATGGTAGTCCTCCATGAGAAACAACTTGAAAATATGGCAAATGTAATAGAAGAAATAGCACAACGTCTAATTAGTCTAGAAGCAAAAGTCATAGAATTAGAAACAACAACGAGGTTCCCTTCCGAATCGCCCACAAAAAACTTATCTATAGGTTCCTAACTATGAGAGACCCAAAAGAAGCAAACTACTACGATAAAATACTGAACAACTTTGATCAGTTCTGCGATGAATTTGAATTCGCAGCAGCAAAAAGATTCTCAGGACAAGATGATGACAGCAGACAACCAATTGACAATGCAGAAATTCAACGACAAACTCCAAGAACTATCCGAGAGATTAGCCATGATGGAGAAGAGGTTAACCTCCTTAGAGAAACCGCAATTGATGTATCGCCCACCGAAGAGGGATAAACACGAAACGATTTCTGAAACACTAGATTACTTACACAATCATTTGGAGAGAATGAAAGATGGCATCCGTAGCAACTAATGGATCAGCATGTACAACAGGTCATGGATGTGATTCCACTACTACAGTTAATGGTGGTAGTAGTAATGTTATTATTGGTGACAAGGGTGTAGCAAGAAAGAATGATCCATTGGCAAGTCATACTATACCACAAGGTCCTAATTGTATTCCACATCTTGCTCAAAAGGTTAACGAGGGATCTGCAACAGTTTTCGTGAACGATGAACCAATTGCAAGAGTTGGTGATTCTGTTGACATTGGTGGACAAATTACTTCGGGTGAAAGTAGTGTGGTTGCAGGTGGTTGAGTTTTATGATATAATATGAATAACTGAAATTAATTATGGCATTATACAGTAGTACGAATAAACTTGTTGCAGCACAACCGAAGAAGACTAGACAAGGCAAATCACAGAATACGAAGCTTAGTGCGACAGCACGTAATGGGCGTAGGAAGAGATATAGAGGTCAGGGTAAATAAAAAGGGCGTGGTCTCCGACCCGAACGCCGAAAGACTCTAAAATATTTTACAAATTATGTTAATTAACAAAATTGAGGTTGATGAAGGTCGTGATATTATTATCATGGACGAAGCTTTCAAGTTTGGTGATCATCTTGCATTATACGACACGTGCATGTCTTTGAGGTACTCTTGTAAGAATACGAGTAACCTTGACATACAAGACATAAGTGATAAGAGGATGAGAGCAGATCTACCTCAACTTGATCAAATGAAACTTATGGCAATGGATGAGGAAGGAGCGAGACTCCGAGAATCATTATGTCCTAGTTGTGGAAAAGAAGCAACGAAAAAAACAGGTGGTATGGCAAACTTTCCTGATGATAATATATTGAACACAATATTCCGTGATTCATATCGTATGGAGAATTTTTCTAAATTTATTGATACCACAAAATTTGATTTTACAAACGCATATGTTAACTTAGGTCTAGTCAATGATTCTCATGAGATCCATGTAGATGCTCCTAGAAAGGGCATGGGATATACTATGTTGATATATCCTAATATTGAATGGGGATTAAATCACGGTGGTGAGACTGTCTTCTATGAGGAAGATAGACGAGAGGTAGTGTACATAAATCCATATAAACCAGGTAGAATATGTATTTTTGATGGAAGTATACCTCACTGTGCAAAACCACAAGCATTAATAGGTCCTAAGTATAGATTTACAATTGCAATTAAGTTTGTACCTATCAATTTAGAAGATGATATAGAAATACTTGAAAAATAGAGATGTATCAGGCACTACCTAAAGAATTACATATAAAAGATAGTCCCATAGCGGGTCAAGGTATCTTCGCTAAAGAAGATATTGATGCTATGATGTATATTGGTGTGTCTCATATTATAATAGATGATATCATATGGAGAACCCCTATAGGAGGGTTTATAAACCATTCTGACAACCCCAATTGTATAAAGTGGTGCGTAGATAATATTTACCATATGAAGACGATAAGAGAGATTAAGAAGGGCGAAGAGTTGTTTTTGAAGTACACATTTTATAAAGTAAGTTAAAAGTCGCTAAATATAACTGACTTCGTATATTGTCGGTAAATGGCGACTCAGTTATCCTTTAAGGATCTCAATATAACTTTTAAAAAGCATCCTGTAACTAATGACGTTGTTGTTAGTAAGGATGCTTCTGCTGTTAAACAGGCAATTGCCAATATATTAATGACTAATAAGGGCGAGAGACTCATGATGCCTGATTATGGTGGTGATATACGAAGATTTTTGTTTGAACCTCTAGATTATGGTACATCACAACAAATTGCGGGTGGTATTCAAACCGCTATAGAAAAATATGAACCGAGAATCGGTATTCGTAATTTAAGTGCGAAACCAAATAGAGGTGATAATGGTTATGATGTAGAAATGACTTATGTAATACGAGGAACAGACTTACCACCAGTAGCCGTAGAATTCTTCCTAGAAAGGACGAGATAATGCCATATACCCAATTAAACAACCTAGACTTTGCTGATATCAAACTGGCTCTCAAACAATATATGAGAGAACAGACAGATTTTACTGATTACGACTTTGAAGGATCCGCAATCAGTCAGATTCTAGATGTATTAGCGTACAATACTTACTATACCGCATTCAATACCAACATGGTAGTGAATGAAATGTTTTTAGATTCCGCAACTTTGCGGGACAATGTGGTATCTCTTGCAAAACAACTAGGATACACTCCAAAATCTATAACATCACCTAAAGCGTCTGTGAGTATGGCACTGACGTTTTCTGGCACAGCACCTGCGGAAGTATCAATTAAAAAAGGTAGTGGATTTGTTACAAACTTTGATGGTAGTTTATATCGTTATATTTTAAAAGAAGACATGAGAGTATCTGTTGCAAACAGTGTAGCAACATTTACTGACATACCAATATATGAGGGTTCTCAAATTACCACCAGTGCTCTCATCAACTCTACTGATAGTCAAAGATTCATTATTGATAATTCTGGTGTTGATATTAATACATTATCTGTAAAAATTCTTCAATCACCAAATTCAAGTATATTTACGGAATATAAACAAGCAAACAATGTATTAGATGTAGGTGCAAATGATAATGTATATTTTATAAGTGAGATAGATGATGAGAAATATGAAATATTTTTTGGTGATGGTATACTTGGAAAAAAATTAGAAGCAAACAATGTAGTTTCAATGAGTTACATTGTAACAAATGGTCCTAAAACCAATGGTGCAAAGACTTTTACATTCAATGGTCTTATGGAAGATGAAAATGGTACTACTATAACTCTTCCTTTCTCAATATCATCTATTAGTACGACATCAATAGCATCTGGTGGTGCGGATATTGAAACGATTGATAAAATCAAATATAACGCTCCTAAGTTCTATGGATCACAAAATAGAGCAGTCACTGGTAATGACTATAAAGCAATTGTGCGGAACTTATATCCTGCAACAAGCGATGTTATTGTATTTGGTGGTGAAGAGCAAGTACCACCTGCATATGGTAAGGTATTTCTTTCTATCAAACCCACTGAGGCTGCTTCACTCTCATCATTTACTAAGAATGAGTTAACGACAGAACTTAAGAAGTATACAGTTGCGTCTATCAGACCAGAATTTGTTGATCCTTCTATTTTATACTTAGAATTGACCAGTAACATATATTATACTGGCACAAAGACACAATTACTGCCTACGGAAATCGCAACTAAGGCATCTACATCAATAGTTGAGTATCTAAAAACATCTCAGACTGAAAAGTTTAATGGTAAGTTTAGATATAGTAAATTTATTGGTGTGATTGACAATTCAGATATTTCTATTAACTCAAATGATACTACTGTCATGATGAGAAAGGATTTCATAGCACAGATTAACGCATCTTCTTATTATGAAATATGTTATCAAAATGCTTTCTATATTGATTGTAATAATCCTATAGTATCATCTACAGGTTTCACAGTCTTTGAGTTTCCAACCTATACCTCATACTTAGAAGATAGAAATGGAAAAATAGTACTATATAGACTAGATCCTGTAAGTGGTGATAAGATCTTATTGGATGATTCTGTCGGAACTATTGATTATGCAAAAGGTGAGATAGAAATGACTAATTTCACTATACTAAAGGGAAGTTTCTCTGACAATCGCATTGAACTAAGAGTCAAACCCGCAAATAAAGATA